CTTTGCTAGGGCCTTTGCTATAAAAAGAACCTTTCGACGTAGCAGTTGGTGGGGACAATGTCTGTGAAAGATAGCCTGTTGGCCCTAGATCTGTCACAGATGTAACACCTGTAACGCCTGCTGTTCCGGGCGGGGCTGTGTCGTTCTCACTGTTGGGGTCTGTAGCATCAGCGAAATATGTGTTAGCAATATCTTTGGCTTGATTAGCGGCAGGGTTGCCAAAGAAAGCATTCCAGGCGCTTGTCGATAAATCTTTGCCGTTGCGCCCCGTTCCGTATACTCCCATTGTGGCTAGATCTTCGTCAGCTTGGACAGCTGAACGGTAGCTGTCTATACCCCTGCCAAACAAGCCCAACGCCGCACCCGGCAAGGTTAAAGTTCCAACATTGAGCGCCTGCCCAAGCAGACCTGTCCCAATAGAACCCAAATTCGCATTTACAGTACCGACAGGATTGTCGACTGCGTTTGAAACAGTATTGCTTAAATCATTAGCAAACCCCCCTAATTGGCCTGTAAGACTGCCTGCGTTTGAACCATTTACCATATTTTTTCTCCTATAATAATCGCATTATGGCGGCGATATCTATTTCATCTTGCATCATACGTTGGTGCGCGTAGTACGCTGTCATCACTGTAATAAGCTCCGGCTCGTTCTTCATCAACTCAGCGGCTAAAGACTTGCTCTTCGCAATGTCTACAGCCTCTTCAAAATATGCGTCAACTTTCTTACTCGTTAACGCCTTAATAGCCTTCTGCACCTCTTTCTTTGGTGCTTTCTTAGCCTTGTCTACGTCCGGCCCATAATCCTTGGCCCAGTTACTGTTCCAAGACGTGCCTGACGATGTCGGTACATTTTCAACACCCCAACGGGACGATCCCCATTTTGATACGCCCCACATTAGTTAAGTTCTTCAAAAACCGTTTCTAGACCAACAATCATATTATTCGCATCTCTCAACACACGTTTGGGAGCCGACGCTCCTGCGCTTGCTTGAATGGCCTGAGAAAGTTTCTCAGACAACTCACCCATTGCCATAGACTTCTGCTCTTCCATCATGTCATATCGGGCCTTAGCGTCTCCAGTCGCCATGTTCTTCGTGACAATCATCGAAGCCTGATCCATCGCGCCGTCTAGATCCACCTCACCATCGTGGGCGGATTTAGCAAGAATAGCCTTCGCAAGATCCACTTGCCTGTCGGCATCTTTCTGAATTGCTTCGTGCCGCAGCTTGTCTTCATTAATCTGGCGGTCAGCGTCTTTCTGAATGGCTTCATGTTTCTGCTTGTCGTTCAAGACCATCATGTCGTAGTCCCACTGGGCCTGCTTGTCTTCAGGCGTGTCTGGTCCCTTGTTAGCCGCCGCTTGAGCCTCAGCCAACTTAATCTGCATTTCAAGCTCTTTCAGCTCTAACTCTTTGCCCTTGAGTTGAGCCTCAACCTGCTTAAGCTGCGCGTCGGCAGACTTGTCGTTCTTTACCTGCTCAAGCTCCTTTGTCAGTGCCTGCCCTTGCTGTTGCATTTGTTGCATCTGCTGGCGACCCTGGTCCAACTGCGCCTGTAGTGCCGCAGCCTCTGGGTTGTCTGATCCTGATATCTTTTCGTCTTCTAGCGACCTGATGTTCTCAGGCAGCATAGCCTTGAGCCTTTTAGCAATACGGTCTGCGCCTTGGAAGTCCATATGCTCCAGTAACGCATCGCCGACAACGCCAGCCGCTCCCGGTACTGCCCTCATCAGTTCAATCAAAGTCTCTCGTGTCTCTTCACGCTGAGTCGAGAACGATGGCCCGGTCTTGACGGTCACGTCGTAACGGCCAACTGACAAGTTGTAGAGTTTCTTGTCTCCCGTCATTCCTTCTTCAAGGGAGCCTCCAGCTTCTTGCGTAAGTTGTACAACTTCCTCAGCCTGGTCTTCACCAAGGATGCGGATTGTTTCGCGTTCCGAATAGACTGATGGGATGATGTCAACGAGGATCTTGCCTGCATATTGAATGGCCCTACTTAAATTGTCGATAAAATGGAAGTTTGAGACATCGCCTTGACGCTCTCTCGCCAAAATAGCCTTGCCGCTGGTCTCGTTAGAACGTGCGCCAATAGACGACGGATAGATTCCAGTGATGGCCTGCATGTCCTCGTTTGAGTTCATGGCCTCTTGCATTGCGCCAGCGGGGACACTCGCAAAGGCTTGCCGCTGTGGTGCGCCGCCGGAGGACGGATCATATTCCAAGTAAGCATGGGATCGAGTATTCGCACTTGCCCACTTACTTTCGTGGCCCTTAGGAATAAAGCCCTTAGGCCCAACCCACGGAGTTTTCGGGGCCAGCGCCACTAGTTCAGTCGTGGCCGACCGCCAGAAGTTAAACATGGCTTGGGAATCTTTTGCGTCACTGATTAGGGACTTGAACACTCTCTTGCCGTCCTGGTAACTCTCGTCGCCCCAGACCGGGCAGATGGGAATACACATTCCAGGCCATTTTTCTTCTTCAAGCACCTCGACGCTGTTGATGATGTAGCGCATTACCTCAAAGTATGTTGAGTCTCGTTCGGCGTTGATCTGGATTCCTGAGGCTTGAACAAAGGCCTCGACTAGGCCGGATTCGTTTGTGTTCGGAACGTCAACGCCCTGGCTCTCAAAGAACGCCGTGGCTAACATTTCCATCTGGTTTTCCGTCGCCGTCTGAACGTCAGACTTTCCGGTTTCTGGGTTTGGCACAGAGAACCTGTAAAGTTTACGCATCTTCTCGACACGTTTAAAATACTCTGCGACTCTGATCTGATCGTCGTCAAGCCAGTTGCCAGTGTCGCCGCCAATGTCAGCGGAGTCCCAGGCAATCATTGAAGCGTCGGGGTATAACTTCGTGTATTCTTCCTTGCTGAGGTGGTCACTGATAAATGCGTAACGCCAGTCAGATGCGTCAAACTCGCTGGATGACGTGTCCCAGTGAACTGACAGGGCGTTCGGTATGCGTTTGATTTGAGCCTGTAGATCGAAACTGTCCTGGTGGGCGTAGTCAATGTCAATGCGGAAAAAGCCAAAGCCACCAGTAACCGCTTGGTCTACCGCCGTGCCGTATGCAACTTGAGCGTTACTGTTGCGCTCGATACTGCGGATGATCCCGTTAATAATCTGAGCCGTGTTAACGTCAGCGCCGTTGTCAACAGGCGCAACCTCGATGGCTGGCTTGTTTTGCTTACTCTCGTTTACGACGGATCTGATCAGTGCTGGCAACTTGTTAATTGTCAGGACGGGCCGGGCCTCTTGGATGCGCTGCTTTTCAACTGCCTCCGGCCACTGCTTAGATCCCCTAGCAAAAGACGTGTCTTTCTGATAGTTTGCCCGGTTGAACGAACTCGCCTGCTCGCTGTCTTCAAACTCTTCTATCGCGTCTTTAATTATCGTATCTGAGGTTCTATCTTTTTTAGCCATGTTCCTAAGCTCCTAACCACCCGCCCTCCTGGGCTAGGGTGTATTGTTCTGTGGTCTCGTTTATCGATACAGGGAAGGAAAACGTCAAGGCCCATGCATCGCCCTCATCAGGTGAGCGTATGCCGCGCCTCTTCATATCTTCTTTTTTTTCTAATCGTAGTCGTGTGGCGCTGTCATAACTATATGAAGGCCCCGTCAAATCAGCTTGTAGACTGTCGGAGTCAGGCAGGTCCACCCCGGCATCGTCGCCCAGCCACTCCCGGCCCTCGCCCCACATCTCAGCTCGTTTGTTAAAGTACTTATTGCCGTTCATAGGTTTTTCTCCACCATTCACGCCTATCACCATATCCGTACCATAACCTAGTTCTCTTAATCGGTCCACTACCCCGGCACCTAATCCCCCCACGTCTATGAATACCATAGCTGGATTCTCTTCTTGTATAATCTTGACAACCTTACCCGTGGTTTCCATTGTATCGATTTTTGAATAGCTTTCTATACCAAATACTTTACGGGTCTGTCTACGCACAATAGCTGTACGATCATCCCCGAACCTTGCGGGGTCCACCCCTATGATAAGGGGGCCATAATTTTCTACCGTATTCTTGCGAGCGGCCATTACTTTCTCAGGGCTGATGAAACGGTCTTCACCACTGACCTGAAAAGCCTCGGATGAATTAGCCGGGTACTCTTGCTTGAATAGCCATTCACTACCTAACTCCTCAATCTTGGTATGCCGCCAAGCCAATTGGGGGGCGCTCAGGCCATACATGGCGGCATAATCTAACTCTTCTGGGGTGGGGGCGAACTTATCAGCGGGGGCCGTGTATTCGTCTTGCCAGTACCACGGTACGAATATGGCCTGATATTCACCCCGGCCTATCTCGGCTTCTTGCCACTTCTGGTGAAAGAAATTACCTAGACCGTTGGCGGTGCTTTCGTGGATGATCTCAGTACCCGGCTCATTCGGTACCGACTGGATCACCCCGGCGGCATGGGTGTCGGCGTTAGGCCAGAAAGCCACCTCGGAACCGTGGAAATATTGCACCGTACCCGAACGGCCTACGCCCTTAGTACCCGCCGTCCCAACCCGGTAGCCACTATCTAACGAAGGAAAAGTTAATTCCTTAGCGTTAGCCGCGCCCGTAACTGGGGCCGCCGCGCAATTGCTGTTGTATCGTTGCACCATATCGAAGAGGTTGTTAGTCGCTTCTTGTTCATGTGTCAGGATGTAGGCCCTAGCGCCGGGCGTGTTGGTTACCTTCCAATAAAACCGCCCTTCGATTAAAGTACTGCAACCTTGTTGCCTCCCTTTCAGGATTAACGCCCTAACCTTACCCGTTGCCGCTTTCTGCTTTTCTAATTGCTGGTGAATGTACAGTTGCGCCTTGTTAAGCGTGAACGCTCGGGGCGGTCCTATTTTGGGGCGGATGGTTAATAGATGATGGGCGTAAAATGGAAAATCATCTAGCGCACGTTGTGCCAGTTCTAATTCTTCCGGGCTTAGTCTATCGAGCGGCATTAAGCACCTCGATTAAGGAGAGGGTTTTAACCTCGGTCTTGTCGATTAAGAGGCCATGAAGTTTGGCCTTGCCGTTTGAGGCGGCTACCATAGCCGCGGCTTGCCCCTCGGTCTTGGCTAGCGCCCTAGCCTCTTCTAATTCATTAGTAAGGCTCTCAACCGTCACCGCATGACGCTTTCTGTTTTCGTTTTGTAACTCTTTTATAGTAACCGCCACGTTACCGCCAGCGCCGTCCCGAATTAACTCGCAGGCTTTCACTTTGATAACGTGGTTTTGCATTTTACCAGCGTTATAAGTTTGGCGATAAGCCTCGCTGGCGTTGCCTTGGTTCTCGACATAAGCCATACAGAAATTCTGTTGTTTTAAAGTAAGAGGTTTCATTCTGTTAAATTATACCAGCTAGAATAGAAATGCACTTACTAGGTCGTCCTCGCTGGGAGGCCACCGACCGGAGAAAATTAAGATATTGCAAAGATTATAAAGAAATTACACCGAATTCCAATAGCAAAAGTTTCAGAGGAGCAAA